AACATCTACCTGCATTGTATGTACCTCTATTAACAGCACGTTCAATTGACTCTGGCTTATTTGCTGCTAATAGCCCCAAGTCAAAATCTGCAAGTTTACTTGCTAATCTATTGTTCTGTTGACGAATAGCATTAAATTCGTCATTAACTCTTTTTAGTTCAGCGTTGGCAGCAGCAAAATCCGCTGCCATCGTTGCTATTGTTTCTTCGTTTGTAGCTACTGCCATTTCAAGTTTTGCATTGTTTTCTGTAAGTACAGCAATAGTTTTCTGTGTATCTGTGTAATACCAGTATCCAATGCCGCCCATTGTCATTATAACAATTAAAAGTATTCCTGACAGTTTCATAATTTAGCCCTCAAACATAAGTTTTAGACTTGCAGGTCCCATAATACCGTCCGGTGTTAGTCCGTTTTCTTCCTGCCAAGCCTTTACGTGTGCTTCTGTACCTCTACCAAAGACACCATCTGCACCAATTTCTAATTCTTCTTGTACAGCCATTACAGTTGGTCCACGTGAACCTACACGTACTGTTTCGTATACAATTGCTGCTGGTTCCCAATCACCGCCAAGTATCTCCATAGCGTGTTTGTAGTGCTTCTCACGATCCTCGAGACCAATGTAACCACCGTTAATACGCTTTGTAGCACCTTTAACATCACAAGCATCTGCATACTTGTTTAGATTGTTTGTATCCCAGAACCAACAAGCTGAGTCTAGTGCGCCTTTTTTAGTGCGTACATATTCTACTGCTTCTTCTGGTGACATTTCCATTTCTTCTGCAAACTTGGTGTAGTTGTAACGTCCAGTAAGTTGAAGTATGCCGCCTCCGCGGAAAGTCCAGCCATCACCGCTTTCGGTATCTCCGTTGTCCATACGATTTGCGTAAATAACGTTCGCAATTTTGCGAGGCTGTCTGTGATATTCTTGTGCATCTCTACCTGCTTTAGAGAAGTATTTTGAAAACAAGCTATCAAGTGCTTTAGCACTGTAGTTCAAGTTCTCTGATAGTACTTTAAAGTTGTTTGATTCGTGTCCACATTGTGCGATAAACATTGCTACACGCTCAGGTGTGTCCATTTCCCATAGTGGAAGAATTTCACACATTGCATCGTACCAATCTTCTGCTTCTTCGTTTCCACGAAGCATTTCAATCACCATTTCTTCGGTGAATTCAAATTCAAAATCTTCAGCTGCCATTTTCTATCCTTTATAATATAATGCGTTCAAGTACAAGTGTTTGACCATTGTTTTCAAACGTTAGCTTACTGCCATATTTAGTAATGTTGTAGTCGCCAATGTACTTAGAAAGGAAAATTATTTCACTAAAATCATTTGCATTAAATGACTCAGTAATAGAATCGAGTGTTGTTTGTGTAGGGCCAAAGTCTACAAATTTAAATGCAACTGGATCTGCCCATGCCTTTTTAATAGTAAGCATATCTCCCCACATAGTTACATTTTCAACCATGCTTTTGTTAAAGAAGTTTGTGTAGTTGTTTACAGACTCTGATAAGTCGCCGCGAATGTCACTGTCTACACCGTATAAGTCTGCTTCAAGTGGAATTGTTCCTTCGAGCTCTTCAAGTGTTAGAGGCTTGCTGCGAAACTCTTTGTAGTAGCGAAACTTAATATCGCCCAATCCGGTTAGATTTTCTAAACCATCGGCTAGTTCCATGATCTGCTCACCGACTGCATCGTCTCTTTCAATTTCAACAAACACTTTATATGTACCATCTGCTTGTTCACCTGAAGTTGCATCCGCATCTAACACAAACGTATAACCACGTTCCATAAAACTTGCTAGATCATCTGCACTTTCTTTAGTCTTAGTAGCAAATGCAATAGTAACAATATCCTTGTCAGCGCCCATTTTACTTTTGTAGCCGTCAATTTCAAGAATGTTGTCTACAAGATCTTTTAAATCGTATTGTTGTAAACTCATTATACTGCTGCCTCCGCTGCTGGGTCTGCTGCAACATCTGCAGGCTGTTCTTCAGCAGGAGCTGTTGGTTCTGGGGATTGTGTAGGATCAATAAATGCTGCTTCGATATAACCTGTGTATATGTCAGCAATTAATTTCTTAGGCATTTGAATTTCAACCATCCATATAGGACGTCTGTCTAATTTACCTTTTTTAGTACCTGGACGAATATCATCTTGTTTTTCAATTTTACGTGGCTCAACAATATGACTTTTCTTATACTTTACTTTACAGTCGTAATCTAATAGACGCTTTCCGCCCATTGGATCTGGCATGTTCTCAGCGTCCCAAAAGAAACTACAGGTAACCCAGTGTCTTTCAATTTTTGGACCTTCGGCTAGCTCGCCGTCTTTCCAGTTTTTGTAAACATAGATATCCAACTCATCTAACACCCGTTCAAAGTCCTTTAGTACATTGAAGGAAGTGTTAGAATCATAGATAGATTCTACATTTTTAATAATATCTAAAACGTCATGCATATTTAAAGTCCAGTCTCTTTACTATACTTATTTATCGCAGTTTAGGAGTTAAGTTATATTTTTATTCTAGTATCTCGATGATAAGTAATTGTGTAGGGAAGATATTTTCCGTACTGGAAAATAAAGTCCTTGCTAACTTATCCCACCAAGGAGGACACTTAATGGGTGCTAAAAGAAAAGCTGCTGAAAAGCGCAATTCAAACAAAGGCTACACTAATGTAGTTGATATTAAACCATTCCAAAAGCCTAAAAAACAGGTAAACATACTTCCAAGAAATAGAAATCAAGAAAGCTACGTGCTATCACTGCTCGACGAAACAAAGGACATAGTCTTCGGCATCGGTCCAGCAGGAACGGGCAAAACTCTATTGGCTGTGCAAGTTGCTGTTAAACTGTTTAAAGAAGGCGCTGTTGACAAGATTATTGTTACACGCCCGGCTGTTTCAGTAGATGAAGATTTAGGATTTTTACCAGGTACGCTAGAAGAAAAAATGGCGCCTTGGACGAGACCTATTTTTGATGTATTAAAAGAGTACTTCAATGCTGCTGAGATCACTGGTATGATTCAGGAGGGTATTATTGAAATTTCACCACTAGCATATATGCGTGGTAGAACATTTAAAAATTCGTTTATTTTAGCAGACGAAATGCAAAACGCAACGCCGAACCAAATGAAAATGTTGCTAACTCGTCTAGGCGAAGGTTCAATGATGGCTGTAACAGGCGATCTTAACCAAGCAGACCGTCTAAAAGACAATGGTCTAATTGACTTTACTAAGCGTCTAGAAACAGGCAATCAATCATGTTTGGACATAGTCCACTTTGTGCAAGGAGATATTGAAAGACACGCAGCAGTTAAGGCTGTTCTTCAAGTGTACGGTGATGATTAACTTCAACACCTGACTTGTTTAGAAAATCTAAGCCCTGTGTACTACGATATGCATTTTTGTAGTACACAGTGGCTATCCCACTTTGATAAATTAATTTAGCACAGTCAATACAAGGCTGATGTGTAACAAACATTGTTGCACCTAGCCCACTTTCATTACCACGAGCAAGTTTACTAATAGCATTGCTTTCTGCGTGAATTACTTCAGGCTTGGTTTTTAGAATAGTGTTACCCCAATCGTCCTCACCATTCCATTCTTCACAACAATTGTCCCATCCTGCCGGAGTTCCATTCCATCCAAATGCAAGAATATTATTATTCTTTACTATCAGTGATCCGACCTGCAACCTTTTAGCAACTGACAGTGCAGCAATTCGGTCGCAGATATCCATATAGAAACTTATCATTTTAGTTTTCATATCTAACTATTTTTTCCTCTGGTATAGTGTTTAAAGTTTGCTCAATCTGATCTTGTCCCTCAAAAAATATCCATCCAACATTTTTTCCTTGGCTCGGAGTATTTCCTGTGTTAACGTAGTTAATGAAACCAGGACCTTCAGATAGATTTAAGTCATGTAATCGCTTATTTCTTTTTCCTACAGTGTAGTAATATAGGCCATCTGGTGAAATAAATAACCAGTGTTTTTTGCCATATGCATTTTTATTGTTAGCAAGGCTCTGTGCTCTTTTTGATTTAGTATCAGCAGATTGTTTTTTACCCAAGTTAGCTTCGCGTAGCTTTTGCTTTGTCTCTGCTGTAACTTCGTGTCCCATTTTACTTTCTGACAATCGCCTTTTCATTTGATCACTTCGTTTCTTGCCCTTCCAGTTTGGTGGTACGGGCTTTGATATGCTGCCATTTGTCCACTTCGACTTTTTAGTTGCAGTTTGCTTGGCGATGATTTCATCGTCCAGTAGGATACCGGGGGACAAACTTCGATTATAAAATAGATTCAAAAACTTATCTTTTCCTAGTAAGCTATAACATTTTTGCAAGTAGTAAGCTTCGTACTCCCTGGCATCATTTCGTTCAACTAATGAGATAATTTCAAATGTTTCTATTCCTTCAGTTTTGATAGCTTCATGTATAGATTGAGAACTTGTGAAGTATGTTTTAAAGAAGTTGTCTTTATTTGCGTTCTTTCCGTACTGTGAACCAACATAATATTTGTTAGTTATTTTATTTTTGATTTTGTAAAAATATGGTTTATTCATACTTTTATTTATCATTTCTATAGGATAAAACGGTTGTATCCAATACTAATAATTCTATCATCCTTAACAACAATAGCACCTACTTGCAGTCGTGTTGCACTACTTAATTGTGCAAAACGTTCTGCAACGTCCATGTATGCTTCGATAAACTTAGGTTTCATT